TCAGTACTACCGGGTCATGGTAGGGTAGTTGGACGTCTGGTATGACCATCACGTTCTGCCGTCGACTCATGTGGTCATTCTACACAGAGAGGTAGGACCTTGACGTACAGGGACATGCGAGACAAGAAGCAGGTCACCATCAAGGTGACCGAGCAGTTCGCCAGGGACCTGAATCTCGTTCAGGCGACATACGGCATCGAGAACATCAGCAAGATCGTCCAGGGGTCCGTCAACGCCCAAGCTGAGGCGATCCGGCGAGACATGGCTGAGACGTTCAGGCTCGCCATGGAGCGAGCCGACCGACTGGAGGACAGCCTCTGAAAGTTGGTACAAAAGTTGGCACAGAAACCTGGTATGGAATCCGGTCTTCCGATTGTTTCCTCTATAGATACGTTGCACAACTTCGGATCGGACGACCCGACCCCCAGGGAGGGATCGTCCAAGGTTCCGCACTAGGTGCAAGGGTGTCTGTCAGTGGTCTGTGTGTATACTGTTTTTAGGGGTAGTTGATACC